TCGAACCGGGATCGCTCTCTAATCTGGAGACATCTTGCCGCGTATAAGGCGGGTGTTTTACCGTTAAACTACGGGCCCTCTGTTCGCGCTGATCTGGGTGTACACCCATGCGCTTTAGAAACTCAGCATGTTCTTCTTCAGCAGCAATAAGTGACTTAGACTTATTCTTCTTCTTTTTATTAGTATAGCGAGTAGTAGTAAAATGTGGACCTAACAAGTGCATACTCATTATGTCTCTCCTTATTGGCGGTCCCGGTAGGATTCGAACCCACGACCCTGGAGGTAGAAACTCCATGCTCTATCCAGCTGAGCTACGGAACCTAAAATGGTATATCTGACTTTTCAACAACGGGAACAACTGGCTGCCACCTTCCCTGCAAATACTGCTCGAATTCCCGAGCAGCATTTATAACATTACCTGGCGTGGCGCCACACTGGCTATAAACACTTGCTGCTGCACTGAGTGCTTGACAGCGACGCTCATAGTTTTCCCAGTCCTCTTCAGTCATTTTATCTTGTGTTTTCATACTATCATTATAAGCTAATAAGATGTTAAGTCAACCATTTCAATTGAAAAAAGGCTAGGTCTTCCTTGCTACCTAGCCTTACTCTAATGCCATCGTGTAGTATATCACTGTAGGCAAGATCATAAGGACCTTGACAATTTTCTGTACACCATTGCTGGATAGCGTTATAATGTTCCAGAGCCTGTTTATATTTCTGTGTCATGACAGTAGGACCATTATTAGCTATGTTGTAATAAAAATAACTAAGTGCTGTTTGATCTAGTTTCCAGCCATGTGGATAAGGTGCAACTGCTATCATAGATTTATTTATTTGTTAATTGCCTTGTATCCGACTACTGCAAACTTTATATTATTTACTATTTAGAATAGTAATTAGTTCTGCGTTGGGATATTTAGATTCAGCAATCAGTTTTGCATTATATGGGTCAGTGGGAATAGTTTCACGAAAACTATTCCCACCAGGGAGTTTAATCCATAGTTCAGTTTGCATTGTTTTTTTCCTGTTGTTTTTGAATATCTCTGTAGGTTTTCTTTGCCACTCGATAAGCAATTCTTGCTGTATTACGTAGGGCACCTCTGTACTCTGCGCTTTTGCGTGGTCCAGGCTCACTGGGATCAACATACCAGCGATCCATAAAATCGGAAATTTTATTAAAACTTTTACTTGGGCTTGCCATGTTTTATACCTCATTTTATATTATAATTATACACTAGTTTAAGTTTTTGTCAACTTTTTTTGTCTATTTCAAAACAAATAACATTTTGATGTTCAAACATATATGGTTGTAATTGTCTTGGATAATCAGTGATTTTTATACCTTTACGAGTACTACGATTCATTTTAACAAATATCCTATCCACGTATTCAAACATGTTTTGTACAAAATACATCCAGTCAAAATCTCCTTCACATGTTATATCAAAACTAGTTCGTGTAGCAAATAACATGTCGTATCTTTTTGGCAATACTGTCCTAACACCGTTTTGAATGTACAATGTGTGCCTGGTTAACTGGATAAGTTCGCAACATTCTCTAAAAAGACTACCTGTAATATTTTCATCTACGTCTGTACCTTCTACATTTATACCCTGTTGTTTAAGTAAGTAAGGCAATACACCAACGCCAGTGCCAATATCAATACAGGTTTTTACGCCTTGTAGATTGGCACGTTCTACGATCAGTTGTTTTTCTTTTAAATATAAATCCCAGTTTTTAATATACTTGTTGCCGGTGATGTCGCTGGGATATCTTTTAAGTATTTCTGTTAGTTTAGTATAGTAATCCATTATGTATTCTTTTCAACTTTTTTCTGACATTTACATTCAGGACATCTACAATAATCCCACTTGTCTGTCATACCTATACCAACAGTTTTGTTACAGAATTCTTGATCGCAGTGACAGGAGTGCTGACAATTTTCACAATAGCTATATGGAAAATTATCGCTCCAGAATCCCATTCCAGGTCTCTGATAATTCTTGTGTTTTTAGTTGTTGTATACGGCTGTATATTTCTGTATAAAAACTAGTAAGCTCACCACCCCAGCGTTTTTGGCAGTGCTCTATCATCTGCTCACAAAAATTCCAGTTTTGTTTGCGATAATTTTCCATGATTTTATTATGATGTTCTACCCAGGTAGGTATTTCCTGCATTTCTCCCAGTGGGATACTAGCTGCATCCAGTACAGCATAGGCAGTTTGTACATCATCGTTATGTTTAAAAGTATCTAGTTCCAGGACAATGTATTTGTCCCCGACCTGATTAGCTATGTCTTTTCCTAGTATAATTTGCATGTTTATATAATAACTTAAACCAGTGTATTTAGTCTATAAATAACCTACAATGAATATATTAGAATTTAATACAAAACTTTTTGTTGCTTGTATACCATTACTTCGCTTACAGTTACAATATGTGCGTAGTTTTTATCCACAAAAAACACCTAAACCTAAACGTATTATTGGTATAGAAGAAGTTAATATACAAGGATAGTCATGGAACTTGTTTACTTTTTTATGTTACTTTTAAAACATGCTATTGTTGACATAGGTATCCAGCGTCATTTGGGCTGGATGGGAAAACAATACTATAAAAGTAAAAAAGCTCAACTACACTATGTTGGTCACGGTATTGGTACTTTTTTAATATTAATACCAAGTGGTTTTGTGCCTGCTATATTAGCTGGCTTAGTAGATTGGATAGCACACTGGCACATTGACTATGCTAAAAGTAAAGCAAACGATCATTTTGAATTAAGTCAAAGCAATATTGCTTATTGGTGGCTACTTACTTTAGACCAGTTATTACATTATCTCACATACCTAGTTATAGTAGTACTATTTGTTTAGCATACCCTAGAATAAATATTATATATCCGGTAGGAGAGAGGTATGCACAAGCATGTGATAGTGGTGTCTATTATTGCTACTTTATTATTTTTTTCTAGTACAGTAGCTAGTTTTGCCAATAATACAATTACTAGTACTACAGGTACAGTAACTATTGATAAGACACCCCCAACTGCGGCTGCGCCTGGTATAGTCATTAATAATAGTGACGTATGTAAAAGTGCTTATAGTGCTGGTGTACAAACACAGATTCTAGGTATTGCTAGTGGTGTTACTGTTACTGATGAAAATTGTGAAAGACTAAAATTAGCAAGAAGTTTATTTGGCATGGGAATGAAAGTTGCGGCTGTGTCAGCACTTTGCCAGGATGCTAGAGTATTTGATGCTATGCTAATGGCTGGCACCCCTTGTCCATACAAGGGCAAGATCGGTACTGACGCTTTAGCAGCATGGAAAGAAAATCCCCTAGATATTCCATCAGGGTCTCAGCTACTAAATTCTGCTAAAAAAATTGTTGACGATACAAGGAACCACGACTACCCTTTAGAAATGGGGAACTAAAGGATAGCCATGACGATTATACCGACAATTCAAAAGAGGAAGATAGTCAAAAAAATAGTATTACTGCCCTACAGGTTCTTGGGATTGGCATCAGTATTGGTGCTCTGTTCTTTGGCGTCCCATTCGTATTCTTCTAATCTAGACACAACTACTAGCAAAAACCAATTAGAAAATCCAGGATTTGAAAAAAGCACAAACACAACTACGGCACCAAACTGGATTATTAGTGGTGATGTTTATGTCTGTGATACCTGTGGCCCATATGGCGGAAATGCATTGCAGACTGGTAACCAATCAACCAGTGGTGGTTCGGTTACGCAGTCACAAGACTTATTTGAAACAATGACACAGGATGAAATTAATCATGGATTTGATATAAACTATCGTACCCATGTATACAGTCATCCATCTAATACGATTGTGCCCAGTTGCTCTAGTACCGGCTATCAAAGTGACTGTAGAGATGAATTTTCAATCACACTAGTAATTACAGACTCTACTGGTAATATTCTCCACAAATTTGAACATTCATATACTGATATCACTTTTGGTGGATGGGATACTACTACGTATCAATTTACACAGACAATTCCGGAAAACAATTATACCAGCGCAATCGCTACTCTTGAGCTCTGGGGTATGGACGCTGGTTTTTACTCAGGATATGCTGGACCAGCTTTTGATAATGTAGCGTTGACAACCACATACGTAACACAGGCTCTATTAGACACACAAGCAGCTATAGATACAGCTATTGATTTGATTGAAAAAAGTTTTAACTCTACAAGTTCAGAAACGTTTGAGCTAAAAATAGAAGACAATAAAGGTAACGAAATTGAATCATTTACTATTGAAATGGAACCAATACAAACAATAGAACCAATACAGACCACTGAAGTAGGAACAATAGACATTAATGGTGGCATGCAAGAACCTACTATTGAACCATTAATAGAGATGCATGGAGGAGGTGGCAACAATGAGACTCAGGAGTCTATTGTAGATTCTACAGTTGAACAGGTAGAATCAGAAATTCAATCAGAAATTCAATCAGCAGAAGTTACGGTTGAATCCCAAGGATCTAGTGAATCACAGGCGGAAAATAATCAAAGTGAAAGCGAACCACAACAAGCTCAAAGGTCTTCAGACAGCGGAGGCAGCGATAGCAAGAGCACTAGTAATAAGATAGAATCCAAAGAAGATAAAGAACAAAGAAAACAAGAGATTGCAACAAGGGTAGTTACCAAGATACTTGCGAGAATGGATAACAGCCCGGCGGCGCAGGCTGTTCAACTAGTACTAATGAACTCCATTGGAGCAGATGTAAAATCAAGTGCGCCTAGGTTACAAGATGCCAATCAATGGTATGAGGATAAAGTATTATCTGATGCTCAAATTTTAGATCCCAGCAGTGCTATGATCAGTGGTGCACAAGATCAGTTGTTTACTCAAATGGTAAACCAACAGTATAAAAATTGATAAGGAACTAATAAATGCCAGATAACGGTAAAACAGAAGTAGAATTTGCTGGTGTAAAATTTAGGGGAGGTAAAATATTTTTACTGATTACTGCCCTTAGCACACTAGGCGGCGGTCTTTACGCTGCCTTCGAGTTTTGGAAGGATTATCAGGATATGAAGGCACAAATCCAAAGTTATGTTGCACCAGATCTAAGTGGTTTCGACAAAAGATTAGATGTTATTAACAAAGAAATGGATTCAGTTAGAACAACAGTAAACGAGTCTACTGATTATACACGCGACATTAAAAATGATTTAAAAAACGATATTAGAAAACTTGAAGGCATTGTTGAAGAAATAGAACGTAGTACAAAGGATACTAATCGCATATTAGAAAAAGATATGCGAGATTACAAACGTCAAGTTGACAAAGATATTAAAGAATTGGAAAAAAACGTTGAAGATAAAGTACAAAAAGCTCTAAACAACCCACTTAATGCTATAGCAAAATAAAAATGCCCCTTAAGGGGCATTTTCATTAACGTTCTTTTTAATTGCTAGCTTTACGTGCGTTTGTCAAATGCTGGGCATAAAGACGCTCGCCTTCAGTTTTACCATATTCTGTTGTGTAATAACTATGTAAGCCTGGATTGTACTGTGTGGGTGAAAACTTAATAGCTTCGCAAAATGCTTTATAAAATGTTAACATTCTTTTTTCTCCTGTGTGTGTGTATTATTGTATTATTAGGATTGGTAATCCAACCCCATTCATCGTCTGTATATGGCCACACTGTCTTAAACCAATGGCATGTATTTTAAGATTGGTAATCCTAGTACTATTACTAGGATAGACATCATTACTGCCCACGCGGTGAGGCCTGCTAAAAAATTAATCATTTCTTTTCTCCGTATATGTGTGTGCTTGAGGAGAGCAATACCCCGGTCTTTTCCGGCGTCGCGCTTTTGGAGCATGCGTTATGCTATACTCTATGGTATAATATTATTTATAAGATTTCAATAAAAAAAATGTTGCGGTGCAGTATAACCTGGTATGTGTAAAAGTATTAGCTGACGCTGAAGCTAAGTCGTTGCTTGTTAGGTTCGTTAGCACTACCTTTGTAGTAAAGTTCTACTTTACCTGTACCCATTTCTCTATTAGGCCATAGTACATCAAAATTTAACTCGCCGCCTTTGGGTCTGGCAAATATTTGAATAAAGTTGTGCTGTAGAATTTCACGAGCTAGTGCAGGAAAGTTTGGCATTGCATTTGTTTTGTTTACTGCATTAACAATAGTTTTGGCACAAAGATACATTACAACGCCGCTTGGCTTTACACCTTCTCTATACTTACTAAAATCAATTCCTTAACATCTTTTGTGCAGTTTCAGGAAGCTCAGAAATATTTTTTAAATCTACATCTTTGCGATTACGCTGCATATCAACAATACGTGCAATATCGTCTGCACTAAAAGGTAAACCTCTTGCAATATTCTGCGGAATAGAATCTGGCGCAAGTTCAAACAACTTGTTAATACCAATCAATGATTGTGTGTAGCTAGCAGGCCCAGCACTAGTATCTGGATTTTGTAGCGTTTCGATAAATTCTATTTCTCTTGCGTATTCCGGTGTTCTTAAATTGTCAGGAATCTTAAGATTATTTAGACTTGGAGGTGCACCTTTTTTACCACCTTTACTACTAATATAGATAACATTTCCGCTATCCATATTAGTAAATGCACCGTCGATATCAACACCACCTAAACTATCTCCCAATGGAAAGTTGGGTTTAGCTGGAAAGAAATAGTTAATCTTATCTAAGCCTGCGCCTAGGTGTTTAACAAATGCATCTCTATTAGGGAAGTTAGCAGTACCATTTATTAGTGCAAGAACACCTAGGTATTCTCCTGCGTAATCTCTGATAGCTGGTTGGAATTTTTTATCGACTGTTGCCCAATTTACAAGTTGTCCTGCTTGAATTTGTTTGGCAATATTAACAATAGTTTTACCAATCTCGCTACTGTTAAGTGTCTTATTGTTAATTACAGTTGGAAATAGCTGTGTAGCAGTAAAGTTACCACCTTCGCCAGGCCAAAGATCGCTTGGTTTAACAACAAATGATTCCTTACCACCTGCTGCAGGATCTGCATCCCAAGCTAGTTGCTGTCCACCAAACTCTTGTGTCTTAGCTAATTTACCAATTGGAATACTTTGTCCTTGAGTATTACGGATTGTAATTTGACCTTTATACTCTGGATCTTCTAACTGTTGTTTAATTTGTTCTAATTGTGAAGGATCCGCATCAAATCTCTGTCCATCTGTGGTAGTAAAAGGACTTTTACTTCCGGCGGCAATCTTTTGAAGAAATACTTCCAGACGATTTACGTCTCTAACTTTTAAAAGTTCTGCTTTAGTTAGGTTGTTTGCTTCTGTAATAAGTTCGTGTAATAACATGTACTTATTTATTTAAAATAAACCAATCGTGTAGTTCATAATAGTAAAGATCATCCCTGCTATGATTTTTTATTGGTTTTCCAACTATCGTAAAGGGTTTTTTAATAGTATCCTGCCAAAACATACGATAAGGACACTGGTCTTCAGTTTCAATTAAGTAGAGTCTATCGTTTTCATCGTGCAACCAATTACAAGTAAACTTGGTTCCACTACTAAATCTGCTACGGCTATATTTTTGACTTTTCTTAGTATGACTATTGATAAAATTTAATGTTCTCTCTACCGGTTGGTTATGTACTTCACTGTTTTTCCAAGGTGTGTTGTTGTAGTTTTCTTTTAAACTATCTAATAACATATCCTCTTCATATAACATTGGCAGGCTCATAATCATTCCAGTTTCTTCGTGGGCATAGGCACAGTCTTTTGTTAAAAACTTCAAGAGTTCAGATCTATACTTGGTTAAAGGCTTATTACCAAGTTGTAGCAATAACAGTTTTCCGCCAAAATGATTTCGAATTTTAACAGCGGTCTCTCGATCTTCTTCCGTAATTCTTTCAAGCACCATGCGGAAATTTTCCGGCACAGCATTTGTTCTATGCAAATGCCAGGCGCAGGCCACAGGATCGCCATCAAGTTTTAAATCTACTTCTTTAGCCACCCATAATGGGTTATTAATATTCTTATCCATGTACTTTGGAAACGCATTTGATAAACTCATTCATACACCCTATTATGCGTGTCGCTGCATCTTATAAATGTAGCACACTTGGTTAAATCTTTTAGACGCCTAGCACCAACATATGTACAAGTACTTCTTATACCGCCCAGCAAATCTTGTAGGGTGTCCTCGACTGACCCCTTGTAGGGTATAAGCACCTCCCTGCCTTCACTGCTACGATATTCTTTTAATCCGCCACTGTGTTTGTCGTTAGCGGCTTTGCTGCTCATACCATAAAATTCAACAAATTGTCGTTCTTCCATAACACGATTTCCATTTGAATCTAGTTCGTCAGTGATGTACATTTTACTAATAACATCTCCTCCGCCCTCGTTGTGTCCCGCTAGCATTCCACCAAGCATGACAAAGTCTGCTCCAGCCGCAAATGCCTTAGCAACATCGCCAGGACAAGTACACCCACCATCAGCGATAATATGTCCACCAAGGCCATGTGCCGCGTCGGCGCATTCCATAACCGCAGATAACTGGGGGTAACCAACACCAGTTTTAATACGAGTGGTACACACTGATCCAGGACCAATACCGCACTTAACGATATCTGCTCCTTTGAGGATAAGTTCTTCTGTTATATCACCAGTAACGACATTGCCTGCTATGATTACTTTATCTGGAAATTCTTGTCTAAACGCTTGAACAAAGTCTATAAATCTTTCACTATAACCATTGGCAACATCAATACAAACGTATTTAATTACACTACCAACATTTACTGCTCTAAACTTTGCTAGATCATCTTCTGTAACACCCATGCTATAAACAGCATAGTCACTACCAGGATGATTAAAATGTTCTACTAAACTGGAAATATTATAATGTTTAACAACCGCGGTGAGCATGCCTTGTCTACAAAGAACATCATTCATATCCCAGGTGCCAACACCATCCATGTTAGCGGCAATAATAGGAATACCTTTGTAGGTTTGATGGCTATTGATAAATGTATACTCTCTGCTGAGACCTACATTTTTTCGACTATCCAGTGTACTACGTTTGGGCCGCAGTAGCACGTTAGAGTAATCTAACTTCAGATCGTTTTCTATTCTCATAAATTTATTATAAGATATTTCTCGGATAAAAGCAAATTATTCTTGTTCTAATTTTACTTCTAGTGGATAACCCTGATTACGAGCTTGAATAAGGACTTCAACGCCCTTTTGTTCTGCTATTTCAAAAGGTAGTACAGCAACAATTCCAGCACCCTTTTCATGAATTTCTGCTGTTTTCTTTTCTGCTTTTGGTGCATCGTAATCAAAAACATTTACTAAACTGTCACAAACAAAATCAAATGTAGTTACTTGATCATTTACATAAATGACCTTATAGTCCTTGGGTGGTTCGAGGTCCAAAACAGGACGAAACTTTTCTCTAATATCTGTTTGCTCTGCCATTTTTAACTCCGGGTTAGTAGGGGGAGATTTCTCTCCCCCTACACACAATTATTTACACAAATTTAACAGGGATCTGACGAGGCTTTAGCTCTTCAGGTACATGGCGTTCTAGCACAATGCTTAGAATACCATCCTGTACAGTTGCGTCCTTGACCTCTACGTGATCTGCAAGGTTAAAGGTACGACGAAACTTGCGACTGCTGATGCCCTTGTGTAGATATTCACGATTAGATTCACCAGCATCTGTGCTACCTTCTACAGTTAGCACGCCATTATGGACAGTAACCTCGATATCCTTTTTGCCAAAACCTGCGACAGCAAGTTCAATTTCAAAGTTATCGTCATCCAGTTTAACCACATTGTAGGGTGGGTAACCTTCTGAAGTATGTCCGTTTACCAGCATACGATCAAGCAAACGATCGATGCCAATAAAGTTTCTGTTAAGTGTGGGGATGTCAAAAGTTGTAAGAGTATTATCCATTGCATTTCTCCTTTTCTAAGCAAGATATACGTTTTGCGAAGACCCGACTGTCAGCATCTTCTAACTTTATTTATACAAGTATTATATACTTCTATAAAAAACTTGTCAACTTTTTTATTTATAAAAGTTATTTTCTATTTCACGTTTTTTCTTTAGCCAGCGTTTGCGAGCCATATCACGTTCCTTGCGGCGACGCTCACTGGGCTTAGTAAAGCGTTCTTTATCTTTAAGAGTTTGAAGTAACCCATCTTCCTGTACCATTTTTTTAAGACGGCGCCAGGCCTTGTTAATATTGTTGTTGTGAACTTCTACACAAAGTCCACGTTTTTCTCTGTCTCTCATTTAGTCCTCTAGTTTAGCAAGCCAACCTACCAAGAATGCCACTGGATCCTCGATCTGTTGTTTATTAATAATATTAAAATCTGTACTATTATTGTAATAGTAAGTTTTAGGTTTGTCAATTAGTAATCCTGTTACTAAATTGTCTACTTCAGTATTTAACAATATATAATCTACATTATTAGAAACATTTACCAACCAGTTTATATCCTTGCCTGAGTTTGCTAGGTATATAGTTATATCAATATTAATATCCTTGATGTAATTACATACACTTTGATTGTTGTATTCATAGCCAAAACTTAATATACTTGGCTGGTCCATAAAATAATAGTCTGGCTGTGTAACCAGGGTAAATTTAGTCATTTAATAAAAACTTTTTAATTTCGTCACGCTCATCTTCTGTAAGGTGCTCCAGGGATATTTTTCCACTCTTGATACTATTAACCATATGACGAATGTATTGTTCATTTCCAAGATAACTTGTGGTCCTGGTTTTGGGAATTTCTATCCATTTGTTACCTGTAAACCTAAATAATTTATTAGGTAAAAAATCTACTCTTATAAAAAGATCCCCTTTTTCAGGATCTTCTACAAAGCTAGTACCAAAATCTATATTGGCACCTAGTGGTAGTTCTAGGTCCCTGATGATATTATCAACAGAGACCTGAGCTAGTTTTTTGTTGTTGTTTCCGCACCACCTGCTTCTGCAACTAGATCGTTACCAAACTCGTCTTTCTCTACAAGCTGATATTTTTCTGCCATCTTGATAACAACAGCATCTCTGCGTTCTACCTCAGATTCAAGTTCTGCAACACGCTTTAGTAATTCTTCAATTCTTGTTGTGAACCCTTCTACTCCTGAGCTTAGTTCGTCTACTTGTTTTTTATAATTGTCACGATCTGCTTCTGTTTCTACTACCTTGTCTACCAACAACTCGGTCTGCTCTTTGCTAGTGGCAAGTTGTGATTCTAGTTCTATTTTTTCGCTTAGGAGAGCAGCGTGTTCATCCTGTAATTTTTGATATTCAAGTGGATTAATATTGCTTAAATTGCTGTCTAGTAATTTTTCTAGCTCGTCTAAAATCTCATTATGCTTTTTGAGTTCCATTTCAAGTTCCTCTACTCTTGGGTCTGGCTGTGTTTTTATCTGTAAATTTGTGTCATAAAAGCCTAGTGGTTTTTTATTTCTTTCTTGACGCCACCAGGTTAAGGTCATACTGCCTGCTAGCACAAGACATACAGCAAGTGGATCAAAAACTGCTACTATTATAATTATCACCCAACGCACTGCTTCCTCTAATAATGTCTTATCTGCTGCACCATAGATAAGTTCTGCGATGTATTTTACTGGGCCTACTTCTGCTTCAAACTGTCTGTACTTTTTCTCAAATACAAACTTCTCTTCACGTAGTTGATCTATAACAGGCTGTTCGTTTTCTATTTGTTTTTCTAAATCAGCGATACGTGTATCTACACCCTTATTAGCATTACTTGCTTCTAGTGTATAACGAGTAATATTTTCATTGGCACTCTTTACTGTGGGATCAACGCTCTTACGAATAGTAGCAATACGTGCTTCAACATCTTTTATACTGTTAGATAGTCTCTTGTTTATATCACGAATTTCTCGTTGTACCGCACTAGCAATACTAAGCTCATTTGCTTTGGCACGGTCAATATCTGCTTGTAGTTTATCACGCTCAGGCTTTTGTTTAGCTCTTAGTTCAGCACCCTTGGCAACGTTGTCTGTTGTGCTACTAAACAGACCACTTTCTCCAGTGGTGCCCTGCTTGGTGTATGCTTTCACGTCATTGTCTAGTCTTGTAAGTTCGTCTTGCGCTACTTTAATACTAGCCTCTGCACGTTTCTGTGCATCTACTAGGCGCTTTTCCTGCTGTCCAATCTCTGTTTGTGCTTGACTGCGTAGTCCGGGTATCTTTGCATTTTCAGCATCAATCTGCGGCTGTAGTCTAGCATTAGCATCCTTAATACGCTGTTGCTCTCGGGCAATGAGACTGTCGATTCGACCACCAGTTTCGCCCTTGTTTAACGCCTGTATGTCTTCTTGCCAGCGTTTGATTTTGGCTTCTGACCTAGCCATCTTATCGTCAATATTTGCTGCTAGTGCTATTTGCTCTTGCCCTACACTAGCCTGTTCAATATGACTTTTACTTAGGAAACCAAATACACCCATGCTTGTAATAAACATAAGCACTATGACCGCTATGGTTAAGTAGCCACGTATAATCTTAGGCGCACGATGCCAGTTTTGGTGTAGCCATACTGTGGTTAGAATTTTACCAACTTCTAGCACACTGCCCATTAGAACAATAGGCAAGAAGGCTGCTGCAAAGATAGCAGTCAAGCCAATGATGCTATAGTAAGCCGCAATACCTGAGATACACAGAGCAACTAATAATGTAAGAATACCTAAATACATATCTGTATTATACTACCTTTTTAGTTCAGTGTCTATAAACTTAACGCTGTTCAATCCAAGTCATAGATGCAAGTGCGTCTTTACCTGTGCCACTTGATGCACATAAAATGGTGAATACATCACTGACTGATCCCAGGTTAGTTCTACCAATTTGATACGCTGTGCTTTCTTCCAGTTGGATGCCTGTGCCACCACCACCTGAGATAACAAATCCACTGTCAAGGACTCTGCCGTGATTGGCTTCAGTGATGTTAGCCGGAGTAATATAGGTTTGATACTGTGTAAATCCATCTGGGTCAGGATTGTCTAACCACGGTTGCGGTCCTGACTGTCCTGCTGTGACTTCTGCTGGTATGGTGGCATTACGCACCAGTTTATAAAAGACGTTGGTGTTGTCAATGGTAGCAACCTGGAACGCCTGTGGTAAAACAATTCCATTCAGTGCCGACGACTTTAATCTAATACTTAAAACGGGATACCAATTGTCTTTGGTGCCGGCGCTGGACAAGGCATTTGCCATTCGTGTGCCATAAAAAGGAGCACTGATGTTTTGTGCTATACCAAGTTTACCCACTGTGCCTTCTGAAATAAGACTGTTTGATCCTTGAAGCATTGTGAATGGTCCACCTGCTACGGTGCTGAGTGCTTCTATTTCCATTCTGATAGGAAGAAAAGGAGTCTGTGCCCAAGGTAAAGTATATCTGTTGGCATTTCGGTGAGTGTGTATCACGTGAGTTGCACCATCAATTACAAAACCAAACTTAACTTGACCTGCGCCATACCATTCATATTCAACGTTGATCAACTGTATCTTGGTTGGGTCTGCTGTAATACCACTTGATTGAGTGCCGTCAAGTCTGTCGCCATTCCACTGACTTCTTGGAACCACAATGTCAACGCCGCCGTTTGATACTGTGCAGTTATAAACTGGAGCACCATCTACCCATACACCACTGTCTTCAAACCAAAAGCCATCTTCCCCTTGATTTAACATTCCAAATCTTTTGCGGATACCTTCTACAGGAGTTCCAAGTGTGACAGCAAAACTCACTGTGCTGGTTCTTCCTGGAACATATCGTTGTGCGAGAAGAGTTTGTCTAATAACTTTATCGCCACTGTCTCCATTGACGCTTAACTGTACTTGACTGCTGGCTAGTACGTGAGTTGCACTGCCAGTGCCTGTTACACTAGTTTCCCATACGTCAGTTTCAAGACCATATTGGAATGTGTTAAAGAACACAGTTTCATAAGGACTTACTTTTTGTCTACCCTTTGAGGTTAGCCCGCCGGCATCGCCAACACCAGTAGAAGTTTTAATACGCAACACAGGTTGCCCTGACGCATTGTAGTCCATTGCTTTATGCACATTGAGTAGATTGGTCTCTTGTGGATGGCTATAGTTTGTATTATTGTTTCTAGTGGTGTCTGAACGATCAACCATTTACTATAGCCCCCATTTGGTGCCTAGATATGACTCTACGTTTGTAATCTCGATTGCGTTTAGCGTTCTATTAAACAACAACACTTCTGCAATGTATACTTCTGCGCCACTTGTTTTTCCAGTGTTATTACCTATATAGAAATGTGTGTTGCTTGCGTTTGTGGTTGCGGCAACTGTACCTGTAAAACTCAGTGTTTTGGCTGCGCCATCTTTTCTATACACTAATCTGTCTGCGTTAGTGCTTTTACTGCCATCAAACACCAGTGTGTGTCTTGCCCAGTTTGTGTCTGCGGTAGAAGCAACTGTGCCTACTGCGCTGTTCATGCCAATTTCCATTGTAGTACCGTTAGCGTTCATACGCAGGTCATTTTGGTTTGTTTCACTCAAATACTGCACACCTGTAGTGTTTAGTAGTTTACTAACCATAAACACAGTAAAGCCTGCTTGACTTTGTAGTTGTGTAAATGGGTTAACACTCAAGTTGTCATTGCCATCAAACTCCAAGTAACCATAGCCATTTTGAGGTGTAGTGTTTTCGTAACTTGGTTTAGCACTGCCGCCATTTGGATTAGCATTGTGTGCTTGAACAGATTTATCAGTCCACTGTGTGATCTGACCTTCATCTGTGGCACTTGGAATAAGTGTGCTTGTATCAGCACCATCATACCAAATCTGCAAGTCAAGAAATGTGCTTTCACCAACTGCTTCTTCTGGACTTGCAGGTGCTGCACCTTCTACACTGGTCACCCATGGTCTGTGAGGCAATAGTGGATTGTATGTGTTTGCATCATCTTCCAGTGTACTCGCACCATCTGCATAAGGCAAACTCAGTGCTAGTTGATCATATGTGTTCCACTGTCTATAATATGGCTTTGTAGTATCTCCACCTGCTTTGCGTTTTAGTTGTACAATCTCAAGTGTCATAAGTTGATTTGCTTCTTTGTTTGCCTGTGACCTTTCACTGGAAACTGTAATAATATCGCCAGCAACAATGCCTGCACTAGCAAGAGTTGTTGCTGCATTGTCTGTGCTGTCTTTCACAAGTCCATTTTTGTGAATACTAACACGACTGTAGTAAGAACTGCTCAATCCTTCGTCACTAATAATAGCACTACGAAGTTGTGCCATTGTTTGTCCGTCGTCAATTGTAAGGTTGTTTAGTAAACCTGTCAGACCTTTATATTTAATTGCTATATTTGCCACGGTCATGCTCCACTTGTGTTAGATAGTGATATAGGCTTGGCGAATCTGTACGCAAATCTGCTGCGTGTTTTGGACCGTTCACGCCGCCACCTGCATGAGTTGTTACGCTTTCAATATCTGCATACTGCTCATTGGGAGCATTTGCAGGCTCGCATGCACTGCGATTATCGTCGGTTAGATCTTCAATCTGACGGAAATGATTGTCATCAACAGGTTCATTTACCTGCTGGTATTCGTCAATTACACCCAATAGGCGCTTAATAAGTTCACTAGTGTCCATACTATATTTATTGCAGGACAGCGAACTCCTCAGGATTATCTGTAGTGTAAACTACACGTTTAAAGTCAAACTCTGCAATGGCCACCATACAGCCCTTGCAGGGTTTAGCAATACCGTTTATCCAGTGTTTAGCACGTTCACTGGGACGTTTTACCCTGTAAATGTACAGAGTTGCTTGCCTTAGATCTTCAGGGTTCAAGTGGTTAAGGCTGTTTTTGATAGCATTTATCTCAGCATGCAGGAAGATGGCCTCGCTGTTCTTTGCATAGAGTTGTTGAAACGGGTGGCTCTTTTTTTGATTAAGACCAGTGCTAATAACTTTGCCTTTGATAGCAACTGCGGCAGCAAGTTTGGCACGTCGCAGGCCATTGTTGTCAATAGCCTGTCTACGAAGGAAATCCATGATACGAAAGTCGCGCCGGCTTATCACCGGCCCGGGCGACGGGCCATCATCCATTGATCCACTCCTTTACCTTGCTGTGACTTCCCCAGGCGTTACCCGGAAGTTCATTATAAATGAACTTAACAATATCAAACAATGCCTGCCGGCTTTCCTCGTCTGCTCGTCCCACACTTTCACTGAGATTGTTAGCAAGCACCGCGGTGAGAAATCCACCAGGTTGCAGACGCTGGAAAACATAACGCTCCAGTGCGCCACGAATATTGTCAGGGATACTGGGATAACTTGAGAAATCCAGCCTAGCAATGTTAAAAATCTGCGCTGTCATTCCTGAATCTCAATATCTTGCGTATCAGCAAACTTAACAACAAATGTACTTTTTGACTCATGATCCCTAACTTCAAATAATTCAGTATTCAAATCACGAGCAACAATATCGCCTGTGCTTGTATAGTCACCATACCTTTGAACAGGAAGGTCTGCCATGCTGTACAAACCACCGGGACGCCCATAACTGTCCAGAGGAATGTTTACGGTAAATTTGCAACTGTAACTGTTACCTGCTCGTATGTCTAGTGGTGTGATCATTTTAGTTTTCTCCTTTTCTATGTGCGTCCAGCAGATCCTGGACATACCAAGACGCATCAATACAATAGCCGCCCACATGCCATTCATAGACACCTGTACGGGCAGTTTCTGGGCTGTATTCTTTCCAGTCGTAGATGGTAGCGGTAACCATATCTTCAGTTTCCTGATCAAAGTCACGCACAAGGATATCTGCGCGAAACTCGTTCCACGTCTTGTCCGAACTGCCAATGTTTTCGCCAAACACTGCTTCAAGTTCTGCATAGGTAGCCTTAACATAACCCTGCAGACTTGTGCCTGACGCACGAACGTCGTTGCCTGTTGATTCAATCTCCAGTTCCATTACGCTGCCTCCTCAGATTCAAATTTTACAATCTCCATCAACTCTTCTACGACAGCTTTGCCGTGAGAAGTAAACAAGAAACCATGGCCATACACCCAAGACTCGACATCCTGTTTCATATAGAACGTCTCCTCCATTGTCATCCAACAGAGAGCGGTTTCACGGTCACCGGCACCAGCTTCGATGAACTCACCGACAGTTGCTTCGAAGTCAGCAATAGCAACCTCGGCAGCATATGCTTCTTCTGCCTCTGCGACCTCTACCGCTGCACCAATACGGTTAGCTTCTTTGCGAAGGTCATCCATTGACATGGATTTGAAGTCATAGTGCCGACCCTTGACGCCGAAAGCGTCCTTGTGACCCTCGTAGATATAGAGGATGAGGTCTTCGCGTTCCTGGGCTTCAGTATAAGTGTTGGACATCTGTTTGCTCCTCATTTCCTACATATACATATTAGCACATATAGCAGTTTCGTCAACCATTTTAGATGAAAAAAGCTCACCAAGTAAGCTTTTTTCTGTAGTGTAAATGCTATTTTTGCCCGCTCCATAACACTTTTGGGAGCCTTTCCCCTGACCCTATATCACGGCCGTCAGCTGGCATAGTTACCATATTGGCTCCGGAGGTAGGACCGGAGGTAGGATTCGAACCTACGACCCACGGATTAACAGTCCGTTGCTACTACCAACTGAGCTATCCTGGATTATTATTAGCCTTTAATCTTCCAGGTTCCGTCTGGTTGCCTGCAGGCTGTACCATAAGCACTCTGCTGTTGGCCGCCAACTGTAACTGTCTGTTGAAACTCTCTACAATAAGACCCAGCGGCTTGATATGTGCGTAGTGGTACCACACTACCACTGTTGCCTGAGTTTGGATTTTGCCAGGTAGATGTTTGACCATCTCTAACTACTTCCAGTGTTCGTTGAGTAGTGTTGGACATCTTCATCTGGTCTAGTTCATCTAGGCTATTTCCAATGCTGTTACCTAGTAGCATACCACCAAGAGCGCCTATTGCTACAGCGGCAAGTTGACCTTTACCGCTGCCAATTTGTGATCCTGCTAGAGCGCCACCACCAGCACCCAGTAGTCCACCCAGCTGAGCTTTAGGTCCTGATTGGCAGGCTGCTAAACCTAGCGCAACTACACCTACCATGAGTGTATTCTTGATCTTCATGTGTATTCTCCTATACAATACTATATTATAACTTATTCTGAGTTAATGTCAACTATCTTTAAGATAACCAGCAGCATAACTCAGTAACCGCTGTAGTGGTTTTGCGTTCGGGGGGAATATTTGTCTGTGTTTATCATAAGCAGGAAGTTCATCTCTAAACTTTTCTGGATTGCGAAGCGCGGCTTCTGGGTCACTGCTGGCTTGAATCTCACGTGCTAAATCGTGACCGTGCGCCATTAGTTCATGTGGGTCACGGAAATATGTGCGTATAAGATCACGTTCTTTGCCAGTTTTTTCTTTTTTCTTCAACCCCAGCTGATATCCACTGGGTAAACTTTTATATTTTTTAACACCCATTCGGTCTCGTTGTGCCAGGTGTATTGTTTCATGCGCCAGGGTTTTTAACACACTATCCTTAAAACTTTTTGGTCCCCAGTATCCAATGGTACTGTCAGGATCTAGAATAATATCCATGCTGCCATCACCGTGAACCTGAGCTGCTTGTATATACCAGTCAACTGCTTTACCGCCAGGTTTGCCAATATGCCAATCTATGTTTAGCTCTTCAGAATTACTATAACTTTGTAAAATGTCTATTAGTTCTTCCAGATCATCTTTATCGTTATTGTTTTTTAGAAAATCGCTATACTCAGCATTGGCGTCGTCTAATACTTCTCCAACAAGAAGTAAAAAACCATGGTCTGGATCCAGTCTGCCTTCTGTGAGTTCATGTAATAACATTAAAAAGATCTACCCTTCCAGAAATGAGTATCATAAAAGTGACGTGAGGTATAAAGCGTTTTCGCACTATATCCCTGGTTAAGTTTATAAATTTTAGTACCATCGCCATCATATTCCCAGACTCTTTTATCAGGATCATGGCTCTGAAAAGGACCATCATTACTAAACTTATTTTTTTCCATACAGTATTTATTGATCGCGCATTACAGGAAGTTCACCGTTTGTATCTCTTGGATAAAACCAGCCTGCTAAACTGTATCTGGGTGTGGGCGCTATATAACTAACAGGACTTATAAAATGTTTATTAATTCTATGGCCAGCAAGTTCGCTGACATCCATGAACACCAAACGGTTACCAAATGGTTCAATACTATGTTTTATGCTGGTTTCGTCTTCATTCATAATACATAGTTGTCCTCCCCAGTGCGCCCGCCAGTCTGGATTAAAGTAAAATATGTAGGCTAGCCAGCGTCTTGGATCATGATGTGGATTTAACCAGGATTCGTGATCATAAGCACTGTAACTGGGTTCTCTGGTATACATGTTAGGAAAACCACTGATATATTCTGCTATATCTAAAAATGTGGTTTCTGGTTTACCCAAACTGTAATCTTCTGTTACAACTCTAGTAAATTCAATGACTCTGGGATACTCATTTTCAATAATATCTTCTTCTTTGAGGATCCACTTAGCTCTATGCCAGTAGCCAAACTCTTGTTGCGCTCCTGTTTTATGGTAACTTTTAAAGCTATCAATATCAATAGTTTGCGCTCTCTCTTGACTTATTTTTTGATGTTTATTGCCCACACACATCCAATAGCCCATGTTCATGGTAGGCAAGCATTGGTAAAGATGACTAATCCAGGGCTCTTGGATAATATTGTCTATTACACAAAATCTGTGTTTTTTAAAATCATATCTAGCCTTATCCAAATCATGTGTATTAAACATTAATCCGCTCTGTAGAAGATGTGGTCATCAATATGAGCTACTAGGGTCATACGCTTACGCCATTCTGGCTTCACATACTCAGCATGATAGTGATTGGCTCCTTCTAACATGCCTTTCCATTTGTTGTATGCTAGTACTTCATAAGCGATGGCATTAGCAACTTTCCACTTGATGTTATTTTCAGTGTTTATTACTTCATCCTTTTTGCCATCACAATACCAACTAAACTGGCAGCGGTGCTTTACTGGATAAAATTTCCTGTCTTCCTTATTAATGTTAGGATCGTTTTTGGTACGCCAACTTTCTCTCACTGGCCCTTCGTATATTACGTCACAGACTGTACCAGGAAATCTGCGATCATTTACTCTATTCATAACCACTCTAGCTACAGCTATCATTCCAGCCTGGCTTTGATTGGCTGCTTCTCTGTATATGTTTAGGGCCATACAGTATAGCTCTTCTTGTTCTACTTTATTTTTATCTTTTTCAGCTGGAATATATATTGTTCTTGTTTGTATAACTGTTTTTGTTGTTGGTACTTCTTTTATAACAACTTTTTCTAAAGGAACAAACTTTTCAATTATCTTCTCTACTTCAATAAACTTAGTTATAGTTTTAGGCTCCCCCATGTAATAATGTGCTGAAGCACCAACCATAAAACCAATTATTAAAAACAGAGGCATGTTACGTAAATTCATAGACTTACTCCTAGAGTTAATACTAAACTTAGTTTAACACGTATTTTAGCCCAGTTACCCTTTTAAGCCTGCAAGTTCTCTAAGTCTAACAATAAATCCTTTGTCATTGCGTTCTGATTCAAAAACAAAAGTGTTGGCTTTTTTATTGTTTCTTAACTTGGTATACAATACACCTAGTTTTCCTGGCTGTATTGGGCCTAGTGAAAAGTCGCTGCCATCATTATTAATAATTCTAGTTCCGTCACTGTCTTTAACTAGTACAGCATCCTGATCCCATTGATTGCCTAGTTTATGAATGGTGTCTGCAAAAGAATCTGAACTAGAGGGCGCTATTACAAAAATGCTGTCTTCGGCTACTTTGCGTTCGTTTTCAGTTCCTTGGTTTTCAATCCAATAACCATCAACATAAAAAAATCCATACCCTTCTTTACGTAAGTCCGCTGCAAGTGTTTTATTTCTAGCAACATTCTCTTCATAAGTATAATCACCCCTAAACGCTGTTAATATAGCAACATTCCTGTCTGGATCGTTAAAATGTTGCCACACTCTACTTAGACTCGCTTCAGTAATCATAATCAATTCCTTTTATTTCTAAAATATAATATTATATTATTAATAATATAATTATTTACAAAAAAGTCAACCGTTAAAGTTTAACGATTCCTTCAGCAATCAGGCGTTCTCTGTTACGCATATGCTGGGCTTGAACCTCTTCTTTGCTGCCGCCAAAATAAGGCACACAGTGTCCTTCAGCAATCATTACTGTAGTAACCATTGATTCTCTGTCATTTTTAGCGTCCCAGCATACAAAGTCACCAAGGATACGACCAAACTTGCCTTTCATATCCTCACCATTTTTGTTTACTTGTGTTTGTAGTACTGCGGTTTTACCTAATAAAGATTTGAGTCTAGCCTTAGCAGCAAGCCCAAACTTCTTTTCTACTTTATCCCTTGTGCGAGATTCTGGTGTATCAATGCCCATAATACGGACACGTTCATCTTTAAGCCACACTCCAAAGCCTAAATCAATATCTACGTCTACTGTGTCTCCATCCACAACTCGTAGAATACTTGTGCGGTACTCATACATTTAAATACTCCTCTTCTGAGGTATTTATTTGCCTTGACCGCGATATGCTTTGAAATTTTTTCCTTTATGTTTGTTTTTTGGTCTAGTTAAATTACTGCATCCAATACTGGTTCTTTTTTTAGTTCCGGATCTGTTTTGTGTTAGTTTAACTCCTTTGTTGGAGCCAATTGATTTACCACCTTTAGCCATAGTGAGTCCTCCTTGTTGACTCACTATTTAGTTATCTATTTGCTATGCGGAGGCATCCTTGACTCAACAAACCAAACATGAGCACGTCGGCCTGGATGATACTTACGCATACGCAACTTTTTACCTTCGCGTAGTTCGCTCAAGGTTTTAGGATGAACAAAGTGATAACTAGCATTGGTACGCGATTCATCTTCTGGAATCATCCATACTTTATCATTACGATTTTTTTTACCTGCCATTAACCTGAACTCTTCATGGAATATGAACCTGTCTTCAAAACTTCCCTAGCATTTACCCTAATGAATTTCTTGTTTTTTTCATTTTTGTTTGGATTCGGAATAGTTAGAACTACATTTTTGCCTTTAATAAAAGCAGCTATTTGATTATTTGCTCTTTCTAAAAGATTATTTTCTAAATATTCACGACGCATTGTTTTACGTAACCAGCGTGATACGTTTGGACGCTCACCTTTTGAAGTATAATTCTTGCCTGAAGACCTCTTACCCTTTGCCATCTTTGTTTTCCTTTTTTTGCTTTAATTGCTCTTGCGTTTTCAAGTTTTCAATGTAATCTTTTATTGCTTTATCTAGGTTTACTTTACAGTATTCTTCCCCTTCTAGGAGGCTTCTAGTTTTGCATTCTTTGTCGACTATTTCAGATATAACATGATCATTAATAGTTTTTTCGTCTGCTATAATTGCCCCTGCATCATAAACAGTTTTTGCTGCTCCTAATATTTGTATGGGCAAAGGAACTAATCCTGCTGCACATCCTCCTAACATTGTAATAAAAATACTTAAATATGTCAACCTTAAATTCAATACCTGCTCCAAGGTAGATGCTAGCTGATTCTGTTGCCAGGTTCAGCTAGCCAAACCCCGTCTAGCCTCAAGCGGCTAGAGCAAATGCAACGTTATTATCGTTTGCGTTTATAAAGTTTGCTTGATTTACGGTCATCGCCTACCGGTAACTCCACTGCGCCTATTACGTGTATCGATCCTAGTTCGCCCCCATCAAAAGCACACCGAGGACTTGAACCTCATTTCTAGAATAGTACCATACTACAGGAGCTACCTGCTGGTGTGCTTATGGTGGAGGCGAGCGGTACTGCCCCGCTGTCTACTCCGTCGTTAACGTGCTTCAACGTTACAATACTATTTAACTATATTTTTGGATTTTTGTCAACAGTTTTATGCTACTAATTCTATTTTATCTTCTGCCATCCATTCAATAGCATATTCCTGAACAGCGTTTCTGTTTATCATTTCACTGGTAAATGCATCCCAGTAACTCCCAAACTTGTCTCCTGTAACTTTTGCGCCTTCCGCTAATCCTTTTAACATAGCAACAGCGTCTGGACTAGTAACACGGTTTTCCATGCTAGCTACAAAACCAAATACATTTTGTGGATCGTTTGTTCTAAGATCTAAGTGTAGGTCCATTTTAGGTAGGTGTATAATTTTTTCGTCGTAAACTTTTTTCTGTATCTGTTGAATGGCACTTCTTGCACTGCCAAACGCACCACTCCATGTAGAATTATTTGCAATACTAGTCACTTCACTTTGTATGCTATCCAGCGTTTTCTTAGCAAAACTATCCATGTCTTCATGAGTTATGCCTAGTACTGTATCAACTATACCATCTACGCCATATACTGGGGATCCTCCTCCAGTTGTAAAGTTACCAGTTAAGCCATTGCTTAGATGACTGTACAAATTATTTAAATTTGTAAATGCTCCTAAATCTTCCATCTTACGCATACTATTTGTAAACTGATTAATAGGCTCTTTTAAACCTATTCCTGCTAGTGAACCCATTACATCACTGATTTGTAGTCTACCGTCTAGACCTGTACCACCAAGAAATTTGCTTGTGATATTGGCTGCCGCATCTTTGTCTATTAGATTTAAAGCATTTCCAATTATAGGCAGTTCCGTGGGAATGTCAAATGCTTGCAATAATTTACCAAACTGTTGTGGTGTTGCTAAACTTCCAAGACTTACATTTGCTAGTTCACCAGCAAATTCTTGAAATGTATCAGGGCTTATAAAGTCAAAACTGGTAGGCAAAACTTTAGCTAAGTTTGTAAAATCTGCCAAACTTTCTAAACCAGGAATTTTACTGCCCAGTACATCCTGAGCTATATTTAACATGTCTGGGTTAGTTACCATTCCTAGTGCGTCATTTAGAATATCATTAAATTGTCCGCTTGCTAGATTGCCTATATTATCTAGTAATTCATTCCCAGCAACATCCTGAAGAACATCAAAAATTCCTGTAATTTCACCAGCACCACTGTTAATTAATTTTTCAACTAGCTGCCCTGGATTGCCAAAATTAGCAATATCGCCTAAATCAAAAGCACCGCCTAGATTAACTAAGTCTTGAGCAAAGTCGGGAAGAATATCATTTACTTGTCCGGAAATAAAACTTGTCATACCATTCGTAACTACATCACCTATGCTACCTATGGCATCACCTAGGAAATTACCAAAGTCAAATTCACCTCCGCCTAGTATATCAGTTAATTCGCCAGGATCCAGCGCATCCAAGAAACCTGAATCTAATCCGCTAAGAACATCTCCAAATGGAAGTGCGCTGGTAAGAGCACTAAAAGCACTACCAAACTGAGCACTCAACCCGCTTGTTAAACTGCTTGCTAGTGTACCACTTATATTAGAAAATGCTTCAACACCACTGAATGCTTGCATAATACTGTTAGCGCCAAAGCTACCCATTAAGTTACTGGTATGACTACTAATACTGTCTAATATACCAGTACCACCAAGAGCACTAAAACCTTCACCTAGAACACCAGTAATTGATCCAAGACCGTCGCTCAGAGCACTGCCTATTCCGCCGGCAATTCCATTTAAAGCACCACTTATGCTTGTTAGGGGATTTAGACCTGCACTAACTAGATCAGTTACACCGCCCAGGGCACTTGTTATAGGACTTAAAAAACTGCCTAGTTGACTGGTTATTCCCATTTGGCCCGCAATGCCACCAAGAGCAGACATGGGACTAGCTAAAGCACTACCTAAATTTCCCAGACCTAAACCACCAAGGCCGCCGCCTAGCGCATTTAGTCCTATACTTGTAATTGCTGCTTTAATACATGCCATGGTTTACCCCGCTATCACACTTAATGATCCAGTTAACCTTGGATCACCGCAGGTATCTATATCGCCCACTCTTACAACCGGTGCTCCTCCTGCTGTTACTTTAAAACTACCAGGCAATGCTGCGAGTGCTGTACAGTGTATAGGAACTAATGGACATAGTGGATGTGAAGTCACAGGACCTAGGTGTCTAGCCAAGGGTCTACCATTAGCAGTTACACTTAATACAGGCAATATTGCTGCGCCGCCGGCTATATTAATATCAAAAATTCTTACTACAGGTCTTCCCATATGTATATTTATGTGTAAAAATAAACTGCTATTATAATTCAGTTATAGAGTAATTTTCGATCACAGAGTTAGCGAGCAATTTTGCACATAAAATTTCAATATCATAATCGTCATCACACTCGACAACAAACCATTTTCCCATACGAAGGCTCTGAAGTTTTCCGTTGCCTAGCATATCGTTTCCGTTTGCAGTTTTAAAGATAGATTCAGATGCAATATCTTTGACACCATCACGAAGACTGATTTCAATTTTATATTTCATAATAATAGTGTAAGACTAAAGACTTAAATTTTCTAATCCAAGATCGCCCAAGCGTTCACGTAGTTCTTGTTCACTTAAACTTGTAAGGGCGTCAGCACCACCATCAATAAACAGTTTACCATCTTTATAAATTTGCGGTGCTGTTCTGTGGCCTTCTGCAATCATATATTCACGTGCATTACTGTCATGATCGATGTTGATTTCCTCGAATGGGATATCATATTTTTTTAGGTATGCCTTTGCCATATTGCAATAGCCACACCAGTCTTTTGTATATACTGTTAGCATTTTATTTTTTCCTAAAGTTTTTATAATAACCTTGTTCTTCAAGTGTCTTTCTTGCTTGCTCTAGTTCCTGTCGTGGTTGTATAAAAGTTATTGCATATTTTCCTTGCTTGTCTTTTTCTTTA